AGTCAGGATCAATTTTAATTAATTCCGTCATAGGAACGGTTTTAATTTCTCCCCAATAAAAACAATCTTTAAAATAAGGATCTTCTGTATAACTATAAACAACATTAGCTGGATCTACATAATCTAACTTAACTCCTGATCCTTGTAGAAATTCATGTTTTGTTATTCCAATTCCAATAGTCGTTAAATCATAATCTACTCTACTTCTAATATCATTATAATGATTTTCAGACATTAATGTATCAATAGCTGTTTCTTGAGCTATTTCAATGGCTGGTTTGTATTTCATATTCATAAACAACTCCATCTCCTCATCACTTTCTGGTAGCTCGTCTTCTTTTGATTGAAAAACATTAACTCCAAAATCTTGATCTATTTGTTGAAACAAAGGTTTAGCCAAAACTTCACCTTCTATCATTTCTTGAAACTCATTTCTTTTTTCAGCTGACAATGCGTCCTCAGCATATGCTTTAACTTTAAAAAGTCTGTCTGACATTCCATTAACCACGATGTCGACAAACTTTGGTATTATAGGTAGGGGTGTCCAGTCTAAATTAAGATAACTTAAATCGCCATCTATTGCTAATTCGTTTTTGTATTTTGCTACGGATTGCTCTCCTCTAGCATACAAACGTAGTCGCATGAACTCATTCCATTGATTATAAAATCTACATGAGCCACTATCTCTTCTAAACCATTCGTATTGTATTGCTTGACCTATCTGTAATCCATACTCTACGGTATCTTTTGTAGCATCAGAAACGAATTGATCTGGAAATGCAGCAGCCTGTATATCTATTGTTACTTCTTTCATTTATTAAGTAATTGACTTACTGAGTTCTTGTTATTATATCTCGCAAAGTTAATGCTTATTTTTGATTGTTTTTGAGTGGGAGTGTATAGGTGTTTTTGATTTGCCATAATTGCAAGTCCTGAACTAATAGCCGCATCAAACCTTGTTCTGTTTGTAATATCAAATTTAGCCCAGTCTTCTAATGTTCTTTGAAAATACATACTTCCTATATCATCTTTTTCTCTATAATCACCTTCAAAATCTAACCCTACATATTTTTCAATATACGACTCAATAGCTGAGGCGTGAGATTGTTTAACATCTTCCGATGAATTTGGAATACCTCCTAGTTCTCTTTCAGTTTTAGACAATTTATTATAAGTTTTATCCGGTCTATTTAAACAAAACCCTCTGTATCCTCTATTCTTAAAATGATACAACAAACGAGGTTTATTATTTTCACACAATATTGGCATGCCATAAAAAATACACGCCATTAAAACTTCTTCAAAAAATATCTCAGCGGTTTGAGGTCTGGCAATATATTCTAAAAAGAATTCATTACTAGGCGCATCATCCATATTAAATTTTGTCTGTCCATGTAAAGCTCCGTTAGAACCTTTACCTACTACAACTCCTGAAATATCATAAGAGTCACAACCAAACGATCCAATATGTTCATTCCCTGGATACATCTTTCCACCCTTCGTAATAACATTATTTTGAAGAGAAGCTTTAGGGATGTAAGTTACAAAAAATCTTCCTCTTTTATTTGGGCTCCATATAACCTTAGAATCTTTTATCCCATCTTTCCAATGGAAACCTCCTTGAGTCATATAATGAGCCATGTTTATAGAATCATTATAATCTATTTGCTGATATATTTTAGTTAAATTAAATAATGACTGTTTACTTTCATCTCTAAATGCATGCGACTCTGTTCTAGGAAACTGTCTGTAAAATTCATTTAATGCATCAGGATCTGAGGTTAAAGACTCAACTTCATTAGACCAGTAATCAATAGCTCCTTGTATTATAGGTTCTTTATCTATTCCTTTTATAGGTTTTTCTGGATTCTTAAATACAGGCATGCCGTACATATCAATAAACCCTTCCATATTCCACTCCATAGGAATAAACAAATTATATAAACCACTTTTTGTTTGTCCGTTAGCGTTTCTGTTTTTGCAATCAGAAGATTCAAATAAATCTTTAAAATTTCTCCCACCTTTATCTAATGCATTTGAGGTTGACCCCATCATGCATTTACCAATAACTTTACTACCCAACCTTAAACATGTTTTAGTTACACGCCAGTTGTTTAATATATTCTCTGGCCTTTCCCATTTACCACTTTCATCATGTAATAATAATTGTAATTTTTCACCATCATAACTGTTGTCAGATGTATTCTTCCAGTCAATAGTAGTATCTAAACCTTCCAGCTCTTCTTCACTTACTGTATACATATTCTTTTTAGTAATCTTAGAAGCTGGAACCCTATAAGCCAATTCTGTTTTAGGCTTATCCATACCATCTTGTATAGGTTTAAAAAAGAAAGGATAATTGTTTGATATAGGAACTATCTTGTCTGTAAACATCTTCTTTGCATCCGCTCCAGTTTTTGATAGTATACCTATTCTTGAATCTTTGGTAATTGTAGCTGTGTTCACGCCCTCGCACGAGCTCATAAATGAAAACCCTGAACGTCTTATTTTTAAATAACACATTCCAAAACTTCTCTTGTCAGCTTTACAAGCTTCCCAAAATATATAGAACAATCTATTGGCTTCTCTAAAGTCTGGATGACCAACATCAATCTTTGTCCATTGTAGATACATATAATGAGTTCCTGTAATATAAGTAGGAGCACCATTATTCATAAACCAGAATCCTTCATCTCTTCTATCAAACTCTGACTCAATATAATCTACCCATTTATTTTTGAATTGTATCGGAGTTTCGTGCCACTGAAATATAGATTGTATTCTTTTTAAGTCTTTAGCTATTTCATGAGTATGCCAATACTGATCTTCTTTCTTTTTAGATCTTGAATAAATTTTAGAAGGTGGTTTTGGTAAAGCAATATGTAAGCCATTAATATCTATAACATCTCCAATCTGACCTGACTTAGATATAACAACAAATTCATATTTCTCATTGTATCCATACGTCCAAGTCCTTGCTTTATTCTTTGTAGATAAAACATTTTTTGGAACTACTTTAGTTAGTGTAGTATATAAGTTATTTAGATCTTGATTCAGCAAATCCTTTTGGTGTATTATTTTTATTAATATCTACCCCCTCTAATAATTGCTTTTCGTCTTCTATTCTTTTTAGGATTTCAAAAGCATCAAAGATGGCTAATTTTTTTGTGGCAGCAGCATTTTTTAATCTATCAGCAGCTAGCTCATCATCCTTATCATATTTAATAATATCCTCTTTAGCTACTTTAATTAATTGTAAAACAGCTTTCTCACCGGCCTTTATAATTTGTTCTTTTATTTCTTTTATATCCATTTACATAATCATAGTTATGTTATTCGTATACATCCTGTATAGTTTTTCGTCTTCTATATAAAACTCATACTCAGATTCTGGTGTAAAAGATATTTCATCTCCTACTTTAACACCTAGTTTTTTTAACTCTTCATTACTGTATTTTACCACACCCATCAACGGCTCTTCTTTACCTGTCTTTCCTAGAAAAGATTTTTTTGGTGGAATTGGTTTAACAAAACAGTACTTAGAGTGGCTTTTCCATTCCTCACTATTATAATACAAAAAAAACTGATCAAAGTCAATAAAAAATAAATCGTCTCTAAAGAAACTTTTACCACTCTTTTCACGACCAGACATATCATTGTAATATTTAAAAACATTATGATGAACTAAAAGTATATCTCCTATTTTAATATCTCCAGAATACCCTAATGGTGTTGACACCACTTGTGCGTAACGATTAGACGCTTTATGATCTTCCTTAGATACACTTACTAAAAAATCTACATTAGAGATTGTTTTTACATTATCATACCTTTTGCCATTTACAGGACGTACAATAAAAGAAAAAGGAGACCTCATTAGAAGTTGATATTGTATTCTAAAGATATAGGTAAGGTAGTTTTAAATTCTTTCCATATCACAACCTCTTTGTTTTTTTCTATCCAAATCTTATAAGATTCTGTTGATGGGTCGTGCTGTATTAAATGTATTGCATAAGAGCCGCCAAGAACATCTTGACCAACTATATAATGCATAGCTCCAGACTTATAGTCTGCTCCTATTGAAATTCTTCTTATGTCCATTTAATTAAAATGTAGAATCTAATTTTAGCTTTCTGTATGTAATATTTATA